TTCGTTGACCCAGAATTGTCCAGCCGGATAGCCAGGTATGTAAGTAACCCCGTAATCGTCGAAACGACAGAGATAAGGAATGCTAAGAACAGGCCAGGACTCAGGCGTATTACCTTTACGGATACCAAAAGCAGCTTTCGCGTTGTCAAGAACAAAATTCACCAGTCTTTCTTCGTGGTTTCCTGCAAGCCAAACAATTCTGGCGTTGGGTGCTGCAGCCCTAACTTGAGCACACAGCGTTGTAGCCCTGTCTACAGAGGCTTGAGTTGTTAGGGCATAAGCACTGCTAAGCCTGTACTTACCAAATTCTGGGAAGTCAAGGTTATCTCCAACCATTACAACCAGGTCTGGGTTAAGGCTCTTAGTAATTGCTAACGCAATATCAATTGCTTTTTCATCATGAGTAGCTTCAAGTTCTCCGTTTGAGGCACGGAAATAACCAATCTGCATGTCAGGGAGAACCACACATACCTCATGGTCAGCTACTTTTTCCCCCTTGGCCTTAACCACAGGAAGTTTTACAGAAGGACCTGGTTGAACTACTGGCCAAGCTGGTCCTGACTCCCACGCTGGTGAAAACTGGATACCCATAAGGTCATGGATTTCAGCTTCGCCTGCTTCGTTTTTAGTCAGTGACTGGTAAAACGAAACACGCTTTACTTCACCAATTTCATCTAGGTCAATGTTGTTCCTCTTAAGAAGATCAGCAACTTTGCCAAGTGAATATGTGCCACTCAAGTCTTTGGATAGATCACTCACAACTGCACCTCTTTGAAATATGTCTTGAGATTGTACTTGAACTGATTTTGTAACCATGCTTGTTTAGCACACTTGTAAGCCACTGGCATGAATACACTTTGGCTTTTCCTGAACCATTATCAATTTTAATAAGTTCAATAGCTTTATCTAATGCTTCTGCTTCTTCCACATCCATTTGATTACGCAAACGGGTAAACCCACAATCAATGCGGTTTGTGTCAACGTCACGTGAAAGGAGTTCTGCTACCAGGCTTTTTGCCTGCTCCATATTGTGCTCCTTGTGTAATTAAGATTAGGCGACCTTCGTGCCTTCTTTAGTATACACATTAGAGATTGTGTTGTTGCGGATGATCTGTGCTTTGATTTTTGAGACTAAATTAAAAAGTTCTTCCTCTTCATCAAACCCACGAACGGTGACTCTAGTGAGAAAGTTTAAAGCTGAATACAGGTCGTTTGAATCCATTGTAGGTCCTTTGATGTGTGGGAGTTAGAAACTCTACCAGACACAAAGTTGTACGGGATACAAAAAGGACGGGGAATTACCCCCGTCCTTTCTCCCTAGAAATAGGCAGAAGCCTACCTAGGCGCGATCAGTCGTAAACGACGGTCGGATTCGGGCGCTTCATCATTCCACCCGTGTTATAAGCGTATTCCCATACGGGCATACCCTCACCTGACATTGAGCCTTGAACAAAGTCACCCAACATTGCAGGAGCTTCAATCCAAGTAGCCGAACCAACATGAGCACGCTCACGCATAGTTTCTTCAGCATACTTGTAGAACATTTCAGGGTTGTTGTGGTTTTGACGACCAGGAGCCGGAGCAGTATCTTCGTAAGCACCTACACCAAAGTCATACGGGACGTCGGTGTCAGTTGCAATACCTTCTTCAAAACGAAGAGGCCCACGGTTACCAGGCATGCTGGGAGCATACGTGCTTTCAAACATCGTTTGCTGGGTTTCGGGGAACATAGGGTTTGGTGAAATAGCCATTCTTAATCCTCCTGTAGGAGCTAGGTATGTATAAAGGTTAGCACCTTTTTTGGGTCATTGCCCAAAGAAGGGGGACTCACTGACGGACACGGTAGGCATAACGTCTACCGTAGACATACAGCATGCAATTGCCAGGGAATCTGGGAAGTCGTCAAACGCTCCCCGTTCATCAGGGGCAGCTGCCAGCATGTACGGACCACGGTAAACCTTTTCAAGGTCTGACATTTGCTGGTTAAATTTCTTCCATACCTTGGTTCTTTTGGCTTTTGAATGTCCAGGAATGATCAATTGTTCACGCTGAATTAACTCTGTTAAATGGACCCAACGCTCATTTTGATTCTTAGCATCAGATGTAACTGCGCTTACCTCAATGTTAGGTAACAGGACTTGCAAACGTTCTGCAACCGCCCCACCAACACCTTGTGAGTCCACCCCAATACGATATACATCGTAATTCCTAAGGAAGTCAATAATCTCAAAGTACTGCTGTTCCCATTCGGTATTGTTAATTTCAAGCCAGTTAAGAACACGGTGCTCGTAAAACCCAAAACCATCAGGATGGTCCCAGTCAACCCAACATACTGTTACTACCGTAGAGTCATTAGACCTAGCTACGTCAATCCCCACAACAACTGGAGTTCTCCACCATTGTTTAACCAGGGCCATTGACGGATCATACAAACGGTTTAGGCGTTCGTCACTTACAAACATTCCCTTTTCAAGGATCCATTTGTTGCAATATGACATTTGAAACTCATCTGAGTCTTCGCCAATGCGTACCTTTTCTTTAGAAATAAACTTTGCGTAGTTGTCATTGTACTTTGAAGCTACGCGCCAGTCATATTCAAAATGCGCTTGCCTGTGGTTGCGTTTTGAGTTTACGTCCCGCCTACGGTTGTATTGGATCATCTTATAGAAATAAGACTTATTACGAGTAGCAGTTCCAGTTAAAACAACTGATCCGTTATTGAACGCCAACATAGGTTTGATTGACTTTGTAATCATAAACTCGTCAGCTTCTTGGGCTTCGTCAATCAATACAAAGTGGTAAGTCTTAGATTCAATCTTTGCCTTAGGGTTACAAGTCTGCATACGGCAGAGCGACCCAGAATGCTTAAGGCTGATAATACGGCCCTTACCTCGTGACCCACCTGACGTAGCTTTGTCGTCAATCTCTGGGTCAAGGAGGAAATCTAGGGCGTGTTCACTTGTAAGTTTGCTTACAATGCGGCTAAAAACGGTGTCTGCTTGATCTTCAACTGGGGCAAAAACACCACACCAAAAGCCCTTTTCAAATTTGTCTAACCAGGTTGGGTACACCTTTGAAAGCTTAGGAAGAATAACCATCATTGCTGCCATGACATTAGAAAGCACTTCTGATTTACCAGACTGACGGGTGGCAACCAAAGTTACTTCTTCACCATCACCTAAAACAATGGATTCAATAATGCGATAGGCAATAGGAACTTGGTATGGAAAAAGTTTAATATTACAAAATTGTTCTGTAAAAAGAACAAGCTTTAATACAAGTTCATCAACAAACTCTGCTGAAGTTTCGTCTAACTCAGTTCCAGCAATCTCTTCAAAAGCCTCATCTTCTACGTCAGCGTAGTCAATGTCTTCCATTAAGCTTCCTTACGATCTCTTAATTCTTTCCAAATTTCTGTAAGAACATTTAAATGAGAAGACACTTCATCTGGGCCTTCCTTGTATCGCCATTCATCAAATGACTTACCAAGACCCATAACTGAAATAGAAAACCAATCAAGTAATTCTGGAGTACCCAGTTTAGAGATACGGGGGATTGAGGAACCTTTTGATTGTTCTTCAATCTTTTGTTTCATAAACAACTTCATTGCCAATCTCCAATTTCTAATACGGATGTTTCCATGACTCGGCCCTGCATAGCGTACAGCAAACCGTCAAACTCATCTAGGTCATCAGTTGTTTTTGTTTTCTTACTTAACCCAATTTGGAATGAATAATTATTCATTTTTAATTGAATGCCACGACCTACTCGCCATGGAGAACCCGTTTGACGCATAAATGCCATAGCCAGTTTTGGAGTTTTACTTGTTGCGTTGTCTTTAAGAACCCAATAAATAGGACCAATTGTATGCAAATTATTCATTTTTATCTTTCGTTATCTGGTCTAATTACCATCCATCTTGCTAACTGGTCTTCGTTAAAAATCCAGTTATCGTATGGACTTCCACCGTCCATTGTATTTTTATGCAAATCTTTGTAACGTGCACCCATAGAAGGGCTATAAGGTTCGGCACTACCCAGTGTTTTTATACGTTTACCAAGAGAGGTTGCATTCTTTAATCCTAGCCATTGCATACCCGTTTGATTTTTATAAATAAATAAAGTACTTTTTCCTTTGCTTGGTCTAGCAAACGCTACAAGAATATCCCCAACAACACCAAATTGTTTTGAGTACCCCATAGCTGGAAGAAGTTGAGAAGCAAAAGGTGTAACTTGATCTGTACCCTTAGATGTGGGTATGAACTGCATAGCATGCACTCTAGTAGATTTATCTGGACCTTCGTTGTAGAAGGTGGGTACTAAATCTGGTCTTGGGTATGCTTTATCAACTCCAAATCCGGATGCTTGACCAATAAAGTCAATGTATTCAGGAACAGGAAGAGAATCATCTTCTGTTTCTTCTGGGGCTACATCTTCATCCGTTTTTTTGCGAGCTTCTTCTTCTCGTTCGTCTGCCTCCCTATCTTCAGCAGCCCTACGTTCTTCACCTTCTAAATACTCAATTGCTTTGCGACTTCTAGGGGTATCATAAATATCAAATTCACGATCTCGTCTAGCTTTTTCTCTTTCGTCGTAACGGTATGCACCTTCAAGAAGTTCATCAAGCCATTTATTTGGCCTAGGGGGGCTATCAGGATTTAATAACTCTTCTAAGCTTTTTCCTAAACCCCTTTTTTTCTTACTAGCCATAAGTACTCCTAGTTGTAAATAGAACCGGTAGCTTGATAACCATCTAACCTAAAGAAGAATGCTAATAGGTTTTTACTAGGGTTTGTAAATGTTCCGTAGTTACTATTTGGTTGGTCAAACCTAGTACTTTGGTATTCAGTAACCTTTAGAGAACGATTACTAATTGATCCTCCCCCTCGGTTAAAGTTTATAGTAAATGGAGATTGTGAAGTAATACCACCTGAAAAACCTTCATATATATCATTTACGTTAAACCCTTGAGCTGCGGTCTTAGTACTAGGTAGTGGCATCGACTCTACAAAATTTCCTGCGCCATTTTGAGCATCAGTTAAAACAAAATGTAACCCTTGGGTGTTACCAAAATCACCTGAGGTATTTGGTACCGTTGCGCTGACAGTAGCTCTTTTTATAGACACTTTTGCAGTGTTTACGTAGATAAACCCAGTATTCCAAGGCTCAGCAGGAACTTCTGGGAAGTTAAGTATGATTGCACCAGTACCATTAGCAACTCTTTGTCTACCAATATGGACTTCAGCAAGTGCGGTGTCCAACCACCACGGGGCTGTAGACCAACCAGTTGTCAAAGCACCACGATACGAGGCCCCATTGTTTTGACCTGCTGCGTTATTTGCGTACACATAAAATCTATAGTTTTTATTTTCTGAAACAGCAACATCAATAGATGTACTTGTTGTTGATTGCACAGTTAAGTTAGCAATCACGTTTTCACTGCCATCAACTTCATAAGGATAAATGTAGTAAGTAACAGTACCTGTTCGGTCACTATCAGTGTTGGTAGTTACAGAGTTCCATTGAAGCTTTGCAGTAGTTCTGTCATCCGCTGACATTCTTGCCCAATTTATAGTTGGAACACTTGGGATAGTTGGATTTGTCAATACAGAACCAGAAGTGCGAGCACTACTAACGCCAGTACCAGGAGAGCTGGCTATTGCTTTAATTGCAACAGTATGAGATGTGTAAACTCCCAAACCGCCAATGTTAAAGCTTTGACCAGGGGAAACTCCAGTGTCTAGGTAAGTTCCCCCATCAAGACTGTATTGGTATTTAGCAATTGGGTAGGTACCAGCTGTTGAGGAACCAAAGGAAACAGTAAGAATAGTTGTACCAGCTGATGAAACACTAACTGAAGCTGGAGTTCCTGGGACTACTTCATTAGAAGTTGCTTGCGATTTTTCTGCTTCAACACTGTATTGGTTTGCAAGGTCTTTTGCGCGGACTTTAATGTTATAAGTAGTTGAAGTGCTCAAACCAGTCAAAGAAATGGTACGTGCTGAAGCACCCAACACAGTCCAGGTGCCAGAGTATGAAGCTGCTGAAGTCTTTGCTTGGTACTCAATAGCCGTAATAGGGAATGCGCCTTCTGTAACGGTTAGAGAAACAGTTACAGTTGTGGCAGTAGCCGAAGAAGTTAAAACAGGGGTGCCAGGAGGATCAGAACTTATGATTCCTAAAGCTCTGGCTGATGCTCCGGTAAATGTATTGAATGTGGGCATTAGGCAAACTTAGTCCTTGATGCAAAAACTGTGTAGCTAGGTGGAGATGTAGCTGCAGTTTTAACAATAGAGTAGGTGTAAACGTCAATACTAGAAGCATTTCCTGAAGTTGGTGATAGGGCGTTTTGCCACTTCAAAGTAATGTTGTTTCCAGACGTAGACGCTGGTAGCCCGTCAATTTGAAGAGTTGTTGGGTACGCACTAGTAGCCGATGATCCAGTTGTTACGGCTACTGATACCGTGATACTTTGCCCAACCGCAAGGAGTGAGCTAAGGGTTACAGAGGATGCTCCTGCAATATTTACATTATTTACCGATTCCATGAAATTGGCTGAAGCACTTGAAAATCGCAGCGTTGGCATTCCGTTTAAGGTTTCTATAGTTCCTAAATTAATAATTCTTG